TATTATAACGACCCTAACGATCCCGGTAGTGAGCGTATATGTAGAGAGAAGTTCCAATACTTCAACCCACGTAAGCTCACACGAGAGGGCAGTAGGTGGATGTATGGTGGGAAGAAGCTCAACATCTATGCAGCCATTGACTTTGCATTCAGCTTGTCTAAAAAGGCTGACTACACTGCCATTGTTGTTATAGGTATTGACTGTGACAAGAACATATATGTCCTAGACATAGACAGGTTTAAGTCTGACAAGGCTCATGTCTACTTCAAGCACATAGCAGCCCTACACTCACGTTGGGGCTTTAATAAGCTTAGGGCAGAGGTGACAGTGGCTCAGACAGTTATTGTTAACAGTATCAAGGACTACTTGAAGCGTGAGGGCATGACTCTCCCCATTGATGAGTTTAGACCCGGTAAGGCAGAGGGTAGTAAGGAGGAGCGTATCAAGGCTTCCCTAGAGCATCGTTATGACAACCTAGAGGTGTGGCACTGTGAAGGTGGTTGGACACAACAGCTAGAAGAAGAGCTCGTACTAGCACGTCCTCCACATGACGATCTGAAGGACTCTCTAGCATCTGCTGTAGATATAGCTGTAGCCCCTAAGCAGAAGAGGAGAAGTGCAGCAGAGGAACTCCTATCAGCAGGGGCCCCTGTATCCAATAGGTTTGGAGGTATAGCATTCCGGTAAACTACCCACAAGCCAAGTCCTACTTAAAAGAGATAGGGCTTTGGCATAGAAATTTTACATACTACGATGGCTGGGTTGTGTTAGACCTTGCTCAGAGAAAATACCTAGAGAGGAATAGTGATGAGCAACAAAGTTGCAGAAATACAAGAGGCAACAGGGCAGGACTCTGAAGCAGCTTGGGTGACAGATATATGGTCTACCTTCAATGACCAAAGACGTAACAAGGTGGAAGAGTGGAAAGAGCTGGATGCGTATGTGTTTGCAACAGACACTTCTACAACTACTAACTCCACCCTCCCTTGGAAGAACTCAACCACCATCCCCAAGTTATGCCAGATACGAGACAACTTATTCTCTAACTACGTGTCAGCTCTCTTCCCCAATGACAACTGGGTGAAGTGGGAAGCTTACAGTAGGGAGGATGCTGTCAAAGCTAAGGCTGAAGCTATTGAAGGCTACATGTCTAACAAGGTGAGAGAGAGTAAGTTTAGAACAGAGATTGAGAAGTGTTTGTACGACTACATTGACAAAGGTAATGCCTTCGTAACCTCACACTTTGAAGCGCGTTACAAAGAGTCTGTCGATGGCACTATCATCCCTGACTATGTAGGCCCTAGAGCAGGACGTATCAGTCCCCTAGACATTGTATTCAACCCATTGGCTACAAGCTTTGATGACAGCTTCAAGGTGGTTAGGAGTGTCAAGACTTTAGGAGAGCTTAAGAAGCTGGCAGCAACAGATCCAGACCAGAGGTTCTGGGCAGATGCCATAGAGCGGCGTGAGGGCATACAACGTATGTGTGGGGGCCATAGTATAGAAGATGTTGATAAGGCTGTACAATATCAAGCTGATGGTTTTGGTGATATGTATGAGTATTACATGTCAGACTATGTAGAGATCTTGGAGTTCTTTGGGGACTACCATGACTCAGCTACAGGCACCTTAGAGACTGACAGAATAATCACTGTGGTTGATAGGTCTTTCACTGTACGTAACGAACCCATCCCTACATGGTTCACAGGAGCCAATATACGTCACGTAGGCTGGAGATTTAGACCAGACAACCTATGGGCTATGGGGCCGTTAGACAACCTTGTAGGGCTTCAATATCGCTTAGATCACTTAGAGAACCTCAAGGCTGATGCTATGGACTTAACAGTTCACCCACCACTGAAGGTGATAGGTGAGGTGGAAGAGTTTGTATGGGGGCCGGGTGTAGAGATAAGTATTGATGAGAACGGTGATGTACAAGAGCTTGGTAAGAACCTACACGGTATTATGGCAGCAGCTAGTGAGATGGCAGCCATAGAAGACCGTATGGAGCTGTATGCAGGGGCCCCAAGAGAAGCAGCTGGCATACGTACTCCCGGAGAGAAAACATTAGGGGAGGTGATGCAATTAGCTACAGCAGCTGGTCGTATCTTCCAGACTAAGGTGACTAACTTTGAAGTGAACCTACTGGAGCCCTTGCTTAATGATATGTTAGAGACCTCTAGACGTAACCTAGACATCACTGACATCATCCGTGTAACTGATGCTGAGCTTGGCATACAGGGCTTCCTAAGTGTGACTAAAGAAGATATTACAGCTAATGGTATTGTTAGGCCTGTTGGAGCAAGACACTTCGCTAAGCAGTCTCAGGACTTGCAGAACGTCATGACTGTATTCAACTCTCCACTAGGTCAGATGATTATGCCTCATACCTCTGCTAAGGCCCTTACAGACTTTGTTGAGGACATTACAGGGCTCAGTGGCTATAAGATCTTCACGCCTAACATAGCAGTGTTTGAGCAGCAAGAGACGCAAAGCTTAGTAGGAAGAGCACAAGAGGAAGCATTGATTAGGGACACAGCCCCTACCCCGGAGTAGTATGAAAACAACTTGGACTAAAGGTGTAGACAGTCAATTGGAGGCAGATATTAAGTCTGCCTTCAAGTCTGCTACAGTGGTTAGGGGGAGACTCACTGACATCTGCATAGAGAAGATAGAGTCAGCCCTTACAACTAACAAGACTCAGTATGACAATCCAAACTGGTGTTATCAGCAAGCTGACATCATTGGCTATAGGAGAGCATTAGAGGAGATTGTGAGTCTTTTAGAAAAATAATTAGTGATAAAACTCAATATTTCTAGTATATATAAGTATATTAAGAATATGCTAAATAATTATATTGTTTATATTATAAATTATATCAACTAAATAACATAAAGGTTATATATGACTGACCAGTCAGCATTCAATAGTAATGATCAACAGCAGGCAACCCCTGCACAACAGCCTTCTCAAACATCTGTCTTTACTGACCAGTTAAGCATGATAAAGAATGAGAATGGAGAGCAGAAGTATGATAATGTTCCTAAAGCACTTGATGCATTAGCTCATTCTCAATCTTACATCCCACAGCTTAAGTCAGAAGTTGAGACTAAAGATGCTGAGATACAGAGACTACAGGAAGAGCTAAGCAAGAGAGCAGCTGTGGAAGATGTTGTAGGGAAGCTCACTGCACAACAGGCCCAACCTGAGACAACCCCTCAAGTTAGTGGACTGAACGAGCAGGACGTACTAAACCTCGTTCAAAACTTCTCAGCTCAACAGTCAGCGCAGTCGCAGGCTAGCAGCAACGAGAAGCAAGTTAGTGATGCACTATTCGGACAGTATGGAGACAAGACACAAGAGGTGGTCTCTACTAAAGCTGCTGAACTAGGCATGACTGTCGAAGCGCTTAAGGCCTTGTCTCAGACAAGTCCACAAGCAGCACTTCAACTCTTCAATCAAGCAAGTGCAGGATCAGCACCCAGAGCAACCTCAGGGTCAGTTAACATCCCCACTAGTTTTCAGAAAGAAGAGGGCTTACAGCCTCCAGAGAAGTCTTTACTTCGAGGGGCATCCACAAGAGAACAGATAGATTACTTGCACAAGATTCGTGACAAGGTTTATCAAAAACATAATGTTGAATCTTAATTTGAGGAAAGATAAATGCAGTTAACAACTAATACTACAGCGTTCATTGAACAGGAGATCTATTCAGACTTCATTCTAATGAACCTACACGATGGTTTGCTAGGTGAAGCCTACCGTAACGTAGCAGACTTTGGTTCAGGCGATACTATTAACATCCCTACCATCGGTTCTGTAACAATTCAAGAAGGTACTGAGAATGAAGCCTTCACTTACAACCCAATCGACACTGGTCGTGTAACTCTTACCATCACTGATTATGTTGGTGATGCTTGGTTTGTTACTGATGATATGCGTGAAGATGGTTATAACGTAGATGCTCTTATGGCAGCTCGTTCAGCAGAATCTACACGTGCCCTTCAAGAGAACTTCGAGACTCGCTTCTTAGCAGTAGCTAACGCAGCACAGACTGATGCTAATGCAAATACCATCAATGGATTTGCTCACCGTATCGGTTCAGCAGAGACTAACGACATCTTCTCTACAGCA